GAGGAAGCTGATGTGCGTGCTCGGCAGCTCCATCTGGCCAACCAGCGATGTGTCCTGAAGCCGGCCGCTGATTTGGTAGTAGAGCTTGCCATCCGCCGCCTTCACCTTGTACGCGCGCACCTGGTTGTCCTCGAACACGCCATGTTTTCCGCACCAGATGCAACGTCCGGTCGACTGGAGGATGAGAGAATCCAGGATCGACAGGTCACCCCGATTGACCGGCGCGGCTTGGCGGTGCGGCTGGGCCGCCCCGACGGCCGGGAATGCGGCGGCTACAAACGCCGGGGGCCCGACCGGGATCTCTGGAACGATTTGATCGTCCGTGTGGTGCACGGCGGCCAGACTGCTCTTGGTCACGCCGACGCCCGTATACTTATCGGTCACCTTGGGCTCGCCGTCGGCCGCCAGCTGGTACTTCTCGACCACCCCCTTGAGCTTGGCCAACGCCGCGGCGCCCGCGCCCGTAACCTTCAGGTACTGGTGGGTCTCGCCCTTGCTCTTGTGGTCGCTGATCTTGTAGACCTCGCCGGCGACCAGCGTGGCGACCGGCACGGGCACCTTGTTGACCGTGAACTGCGTGCCCGTCGGGTAGTCCTTACCGTCCGGCCCTTTGGCCGTCGTCGACCCCGGGAACGCCTGGTGCAGCTGCTGCAAGCTCACTTGGATGAACGAGCCCAACGGGGTCTCGACCAGCACCGGCGTCGCCCCCAGCTTCGCGCTCAGCTGGGCAGCGAACTCGGCGGGTTTATCCTTGCCGCCCAGAATGACCGCCTGGCCGTCGGTGGTCATGCGCGCGTACATGGGCGCGCCACCCATGGCCTGCTGGACGAACGACAGCGCGTGCGTCCACGCCGGGGCCTCCACGTGCGGATACTGCTTGGCCCACTCGGCCACCTTCTTCGCCTGCTCGACCTTCGCCTTCATCTCCGCCGACATCGGCGGCGGCTTCGACACGTGCAGGTGCGGGCCCGGGATCTTCGGCTTCAACGCCTTGACCTCGGCGATCGGCACACCCGGCGGCACGACCGACAGGTCCTTGATCGCCGCCTGGCCCACGAACTGGACAGCCCACTCGTGCTGCGTCCAGAACTTGTTGGTCACCACATGGGTCACGCCCGCCTTGGTCACCTGGTACACGGCATCCGTGTGCGGCACGTACAGGTGGGTGCCGTCTGGCAGTTTGCTCAGCGCGGCGGCCACGTTCTTCCAGCCGGCCCCGCTGTCAATCGTCTTCGGCGTGCCCTCGGGCATGGTTTCCCAATTGTCCTCCCCCGGCACGACCGGCGCGGTGGACGCCCACTCGTGGGCCGTCGTCTCAGCCGCGAACTCGGTCTTGCCCATCTTGTCCGTGAGAAATGAAATCCCCACCGCGATCGGCGTGTGGGTCGTCCCGCTCTCCCCGAACGGCACATGCAACTCATCGTGGGCGATCTTGCCCAGGTAGGTAATGGGGTCGGCCATCCCGGCTTCCGGTGCTGCCTTCCAGTCCCCCAGATTGATCAGCAGCGTCGTGTCATTCCCCTCGGGCACAACCGTCACCAGTGGATGCTTCGCCGCCATGTACTGGGCGAACGACAGCACGCCCTTCACCGGCTCCTGCTGCTCTTCGGGCGTCTGCTCGGCCGCCGGCGCCACCGACTCGGCGGTCGCGACCCCCGGGCCCGTTCCCGCCTTCAACGACTCGACCGTCTCGCCGGGCAGGAACACCGCCTTGTCCAGATTGAAAATCTTCTTCAGCTTCTTGACGTCCGCGGGTAAACCTGCCCCGGCCCCCGCGGCCTTCAAATTGGCCAGCGTGTCCTTCCCCAGCCCGCCATGCGACGTCTTGCCGTCGGCGGAGATAATCAGGAACGTGCTGTGCGGAAACGGCTCACCCGTCTTTTGGTCATGCCCCGCCCCACTCGCGATCAACCAATATTTCACGCCCTCGTGCGAGCCTTCGACGATCATCGTCGGTGGCGGGCACCAGACTGGCCACTTCGGACTCTTCGCGATCGCCTTGGCCGCCCAATTCTGCTTGCCCTCCTCGATCATTTTCATGATCGCCGGCTTCACCGTGGCCAGCACACTCGGCTCGGCCACCTGGACATTGCCGTACACGGACTTCACGGGCTGGGCCTTCGGCTTCTTCGGCTTCTGCGCCTTCACCGGCTGCGGGGCCGGCAAGGGCTCGGTCCCGGCCGGCGTGGCCGACACCGCCTGCCCCTGACCAATCGTCACCTGCTGGTTCTCGCTGCCCGCCAGCACGGTGGTCACCCACTCGTACTCCAAGTTGTGGACCGTCGACGGTTTTGCATCGCCCGCGACCACCGTGTACGTGTCGGGGTCAACCTTCGTCAGCACGACGTGCTGCATGCCCTTGCCGACGCTCAATTCCTTGTCCCATTCCCACTTGGTCCCGATCGGCGCCTGCTCGAACAACGCGGGCGCCATGGCCCCCGGCAGGAACGGCACCGACTCAGCCGTCGGTGCGCTCGCCGTCACCTTCTGGATGGCCGCCTTCGCCTCGGCCTGCTGCGCGGCGTTCACATTCTCATACGAGACGGACAACCCCTTCATCATCGACGCGGGCGTGCCTTTGATCGCCGTCACGTACGTCGTCAGGTCCATCCACAAAGGTGGCGAAGTCCACATATCAAGCAACAGCACTTCCCCGGGCTTCTTCTCCGCGTCCACCTCAAACGGGTGGTAATGCGGGGCCGTACCAGCGCCGAGCATCTCCACCATCGCCTTGTGCGGCAACTGCTTCAGCTTGGCCAGCAGCTCGGGCGCCGACGCGTTTTTCAGCTTCTCCCCCGTGTCCCAATCCTCGAACCATTCCCAGTTGGGCTTGCCCGGCACTGCCTTTGCGCTGGCCACCGGCGCCGCGGGCTCCGCGTTCTGGACGAGCTGGGCGTAGACCTCGGGGTCGATACCGAACACGGCCGCCGGATCGTACTGCGGCTTCTTATCCCACGCCGTCTCGTACTCCTTGACCGACCCATAGCCCGCCTTGAGCATGCCCAGCCAGTTGGCCGCCGCGGTCAACGACTTGAACGTCCCGCTGTATGCCTCGGTCTCCTCCGGCCACGGACCAGCCTCGCCCTCCGTGTCGATCGACACGAGATACTTGGGCGGGTCAGATACCTTGGGCCCGGGCACCACAATCAACCGAACCCACTTCTGGCCGACCATATCGCCCGCCAGACCAAGGCCCTCGAACATCAACTTCGTTTCTTTGGTCACCCCGGCGGGCAACAGCTTCCCCTGGTGGTCCTGGTGTGCACCCATCGAGCCGGCAAATCCGGCCGCCTGCACCAGCTCGGCCGTCGTCTTGGGCGTCAGCGCAGGTTTCTTGCCCGACTTGGGGGTCGTGAAGCTCACAGCGTCTACCGCTTCCCCCCAAACTGCGCCCGCCAAATGTGGTGAACTGAATTGCGCGCCCGGCGAGTACCCTGTAGGGGCTTCTATCTGCGTCCAGTTATTTACCCCATCCTTCTCGTACGTGCTGAACCCACCCGCGCCGGGCACGTGCATCTGCGTGCCCACCGGGACGGCACCTAACACATCACTCGTCACCTGATTGGGTGATAGCGGGCTAGACGGTACGCCGCTCGGTTTTGCCGGCGCCGGCTTGCCCACCTGCTTGGCCACGCTCGGCGAACCCGGGATGGCCACCCACACGGGGTCGCCAGCCTGATGGTCGTGAATCATCGCCGCCGCATCCACGCCCGAGACAACGGCCGCTTCCTTCCCAATCTCCGACACCCACCACGCATCGGCCGCCTGCTTGTGCATGAGCACCAAAACACCTGCGTCGTCGCCGATCTGCATGTGTGTGCCAACCGGGAAGGACTGTATCGTGTCGTACGACATATCCCCATTGGCCGTCAGCGTCGCATCGACCACCTTGTGCGTACCAAACCAGACCCAATTCGGCTTGCCCGGTTCCACTTCTTCCGGCGCGGGCGCCACCGTGACCTCGCCCTCGGCCGGCGGGATCATAAACTTGACAGCGCCGATCTTCTCGCTGTTCTTGCCACCCTTCTGAGCCAGCTCCGCAAGCCACTTGGACGGGACGATTGTCGATGTATAATTTTTAGCCGCTGGCGTGTTGGGTAACCATCCGCCAGCCACTTTCGCGAACGATACATAACCGTTTATTGTGTCGAACTCCAGGCGCGACCCGTGTGCCGCCCAGGCCATCAGGGCCGCCCACTCATGGGTCGGCACATCTGACGACAGCACTCCCCACGTTGGGCCAGTCAGCTCTTTTGTCGTTGGCTTAAACGCCTCATATGCTTCCCACCAGGGGGGCGCGCCAATCGTTGGATTTGACTCCCCGGGCTCCTTCGCCTTCGCCGCGCTGTCAAACAGGTTCGTCGGCAGCTCATCCGCCGGGATCGTCGGATGCGCCACCGCCACTTCCTCGTCCGCGCCCATGAACGAGCCGATAGCCTTGTGCATCTCGTGGTCGGTTAGCTCTTTCCCGCTCTCGTGGGACCACTTGTCGAGACTGTGCTTTTTCCACAGCCCTAGCCTGTTCGCCGTAGACGTCTTGACCGCCAGCCAGGAACCAATGGGCAACGCCTTAATCGCCGTCAGCCGCTGGTCCGACGTGCCGGACGTCAACACGGTGTGCGCCACCTTATGCGCCTTAAACCATTCCCAATTCGACTCCCCGGGCTCCTTCGCCTCCGCCGCCTTCGCCTCGGGGTGCTTCTCCTCGAACGGCTGGGCGTCCGCCGCGTGCGCCGCCGCCAGCTCGGTCGCGAACTTGTGGATGCCGAACGCCTTGGCCGCCGGGTAGCTGATCTTGTGCTTGTGCTTCTTGTCCGACGCGCTGGTGTCCAGCGGCAGCTTGTGCTCGTACAGGACCATCGAATCGGCCGCCGCATTGGGGCTCGCAAACTTCATGGTCGACTTGTCCGGGTACTGCATGCGCGCCTCGAACTCGCCTTGCGCGCCCTTCACGAACAGCACCATGTACTGCTTGCCCTTGTACTGAATGTCCGCGTTGAACCCGGGGCCCGGGTAGCCGGCCGGCCACTTGGAGCCCGGGGCGGGCGGGACGCCCGGGTGATGAATCGTCACCGGCCCCTTGGTCATCGGCCAGCCCGGCGTCTGCGCCTTCGCCGGCTCAGCCTTCGGCTTCTCGGGCCCCGGCTTTGGCTCAGCCGGCTTGATCTGCGGGACCTTCGCGAGCTTGCCCAACACCTTCTTCGCCGCCGCCAACCCCGCGGTCTCCAGGTCGATCGGCTTGCCCAACCGCTCGGTCAGGAACTTCGACCAGTCGTGGCGCATGTTGTGCTTGCGCGCGAGCATCTTGGCCGCCGTCGACTCCGGCTTCTCCATCTCGTGCGCGGCCGGCGTGATGATGCTCAGGAATTGCTGGTCGCTGATCGTGTCGATCTTGTCCAGAATCTTGGACGCCGCGGCCACCGGGTCGCCCGTCACCTGGCCCTTGGCCACCTGCTTCCAGAAATTGATGTAAATCTGGCGGCTGTGGTTGGGCTGGTACTCCGTGTCCAGCTTGTCCTCGCCGATGAACTTCCACGCCTGGCCCTTGTCGATGCCGGCCAGCCGGCCGTCCGGCGTCTCTACCCAGTTGCCGCCGTGACTATCGTGGTTGCTGATCAGCCAGTCGACCACCTGGTGTTGCACCACCTGGTCGAAGAACTTTTGGCTCACCTCGACAGGGAACGTGCTGTGCGACTCGGCGCTGACCACCGACCCGGGCAGGACCTCCAGCAACACGCCCTTCTTGCCGTTCAACGTCACGTGCCGGGCCGCCGCGATCACGCCCGAGCCCAGGAGTAGCCGACCCAACCGGTTGGCCGCTTCTTCCGCGCGCGCGCTCTTCTCCGACGCGTGCTTGAACACGAACCGCCGGCCGCCCGGCCCCTCGAACAGCTTGTTGCCGTGGCTGCCCGCGAACTTGCCGGCCGGGATCTCCTTCAATGAACCCAATGAAGGGAACGGGTCAACGTCCGCCTCGCCCGCTGCCGCCTTCGCCTTGTACGCGGCGCCCGCGGCCTCCGTCTGCGGCGTGAACGGCTTGCCCACGTGCGGCAGCACGTCCTCCAGGTGGAACCGGATGTACGAATGTCCCTCGTAAAAGATGGGGATGTGGAAATTCTCGACCAGCGCCAGGCCCGCTTGCAGGTTGACCGTCACCGCCGGCTCGACCGCCCCCTCGGCCGTCACGTGCAGCTCGGTCGCGCTCGGCAATTGCAGCAGGTCCAGCCATTCCTTCAGCTGCTCGACCGTCAGGTGCGGGTGCTTCCGCTTGGCCACCCCGTCCGCGCTCTCGCGCAGCTGCGACAGATGTTTACCGTTCGTGCTCCCCGCGTAGATGGGCACGTGCATCTTGCCGTAGCCGACGATCTTGCCGCCCCGCGGCCCGATCGCGATGACCGGCAGCTGCCCCCAGTAGCCCAGGCTCGGGCCCGCGCCCTTGACCAGCGGCTCTTCCCACGTATTGGCGGCCATGGCGCCCCCTTATGGCTGCTTGCCCGGCGGCGTCTTGGGCGGCTTCTCCGGCGAGCCTGTGGCGGGTTTCTTCGGCTTCCCCTTCTGGTACTTGGCTTCCTCTTCGGGGCTCGCCTCGTAGCGGATGCGGTGCGGCGAGTAGTCCGGGCCGGCGTCGTACGGCCAATCAATCCCCTCACCGCCCCCAAAATCAGTGCCCTCGAACGGCTTGGCCGCCTGCGGGTCCTCATCCGGCAGCTTGGTCGCCGCCAAGTTGGCCATCATCTCCTGGACCGTCAGGGGCGCCCGGCCAACCCCTGGTTGGTCGGTCGGCGCCCCCTGCGCACCAGGTTGCCCCAGGACGGGCGATCCGGCGGTCGGCCCCGGGGTAGCCATGGGCTTGCCAGGTTGCGCTTGCTGGGGGGCGGGCTGGGGCATTGGCGGGCCCTTCTGAGGGGGTGGCCCCTGCGGGATCGTCATCTTCGGCACCTGTTGGCCTGGCTGCGGCGGCATCGCCGGCTTCGGTGGCTGCTGCGCGGGTTGGGGCGGCGGACCCGGCTGGCCGGGGGGCGGGGTCACTGGGGGTTGGCCGGGCTTGGGTGGCGGGAACGCCTTGGTCAACACAAACCGCATGCTCTTCTGGACCGGCGCCGCCGCCTTGGGCTCCGCCGGTTTCGCACCCGCGGACGCGCCCGACCCGTACTGCTGCTTGAACTGGCGAACGAACGCCGGGTCGTGCTCGATGTCCGGGCTGCCCTTGCGCCCGCTCCACCGGATGGCCGCCCCACCCGGGGCGTTCGTGTCCAGCAAATGGAACTCGTCAGCCAGCTTGGACAGGCGGTCGAAATTGTAGGGCACCTTGCTGTACGCGCCCTCGATCACCTTGTCCGGCACGTCGCGGCCAGACTTCAACGCGCGCTCGGCCGCTCGTTTCTTCGCCGTGTCGACGTCCAGGTGAGCCATGATCAGCTGGACGTGGTAGCCCTTCGACTGCAACGTCTGGATCAGCTTGCCGTGCTTTTCCGCGTTATAGCCCGAACCGTCGACAATCATGTTCAACCCGCGTTCGAGCGCCGCGTTCTTTACCTCGGCCGCCAGGTCGCTCGACTCCTCGTGCACCACGGTACCCGCGCTCTTGGCGCTGATCGGCACGCCCGATTCATCGATCCCCAGATTCAGGGATTGGCGATACTCCGGGATGTGCTCTTTCACGTCGTCCGGGTTCACCGACACGAACCCCTTGCTCGCGAAATCGTCGGTCCCTAGCAACTTCTTGACCGCCGTGGTCTTGCCCGATGCCGGGCCGCCCATCATCACGATCGCCGACTTCTTCACCCCCGCCGGCGGCGGCTGGATCGGCCGACCGTTGCGGTCGCTCAAGAACGTGTTCAAAATCTTTTCGTGCAACGGTTTCCGCGACGGGTGATACCGGGGCGGCTCACCCTGCTTGCTCAGCCGATGCAGGTCGATCGTCTGCTTGCCGCCCAGGAAATCCGGCGGTTCGTCCACCCACTTGCGCGGGGGTTTCGCCGACGCCGTGTCCCCCGCCTTACCCGCGGGCTTCTCCCCGGGCTTAACCTCCGCCTTGCCCTCGGGCTTGGCTTCCGGCTTCGCCCCAGGTTTGGTCGTCTTGGCCTCCCCCTCGACCGGCTTGGCCCCACCACCCCCGCCCGCCTGGCTCGGGTCCCACGCGATCGTGTGCTCCGGGTCGGCCCACTTCCCACCCCGCGGCCCAATGTACGGCCCGCCCGCCTTGGCGAGCACGAGCCGGCGCGGCAGGTTCTGGATGAACGACTTGCCCACGTATTCCTTGGCCAACTCGGGGTCGTGCCGGACGTCGAAGAACACGCCGCGCAACTCCGGGTACTGGCCCTCCAGGCTCATGTCGCGCGCACGCCGACCCACCCACTGCTCGGCGTACCGGGTGACCAGCTTGATCCCCGCCGCGGTCAACGCGCCGTCCACATCCTCGACGGCCGGCGGCGAACTCTTGGCCAGCAGGTACCGCATGTCACTCCTCCGCCCCGCCCGCGTCGTCATCGTCGTCCCCGGTGAGCAGCTGGCCCGCCCCGCCCGTCCTGGTCTCCGGATCGATCTCCGCCCAATTCTTCACGTCCTCGGCCGTGCGCGCACGCGCGGCCTCATCTAGCCCTTCACGATTACCCGCAATCTGTTCTTTGTCCAGCCCGGACTCGACCATCGGCCGGCCGATCGGCAACAGCTTGTGCGGGTGCGTGTTGATCTTGTAGATGTCCCGATCGCGCTTGAACGACTCGTTCTGCCGCTGCTGCGCGACCAGCACTTCTTTCATCGTCTCCGACATATCGACGGGCGCGGGCCGCGCGGGCGCGCGGAACAAGTAGTTGGCCATCGTGCCCGGCCCGGGTACCCGGTTGACCGCCTGGCTCGTCGACTCGGCCGACAGGTCCGCCTGGCGCTCGCTCTTGACCACGCTGTAGGTCAGCACGTGAGGCATCACCGGCTTCCCCCGTTTGAGCGGTGTGACCGACCCGGCTATCCGGGGCGTGCCGAGCACCCGCTTCAACTGGTCGACCGTGATGGTCGTGACGCCGGCAAAGAAATCTGGGCGGTTGTAGTGCGCGTGGTATGCGGCGGTCGCCGCCGCCTCGTCGGCGAAACCGAGCATCACCTTGTCCTCATCGTACATCCCGTTCTTCGGGTTCTGCTGGTGGACGATGAACGCAGCGGGCGACGTCGCGCGCGGGCCGACGAACACGTCCACGTTGTCGTCATCCGCGCCGTCCGTGCCCGGGATGTACCCGTACAGGTAGAGCATGCGCGTCGTCCCCGCCTCGCCCTCGGCTGTCTTCCAATGCCGCTCCGACCCGGGCTCGTTCTCGACCATGATCGGGATGCCCTGAAACGCGGTCACGCGCTCGCGCTTGCTCTTGCGCAGGTCATCCTCTTGCCGGTACGCCATCGCCAGCTCGGCCTCGTTCTTGTACTGGACGCCGAGCTTGCCGCCGGGCTCCAGCTGGCCTTCCTCGTTGAACCCCCAACCCGGGGGCACGCGCACTAGAGCACACGAACAATGCGGATGAACCGCACCGGTCACGGGTTTCCAGTCGGCGACCTTCCGCCCGTAGTTGGACTGCCCGTTCTTCTCCAACGTGCTCAGCTTGAAAATCCGGGGTGCCCCGTCCGGCCCCAGGTGCAGGCGTTTACAGTGGGGGCACGCGTCGGGCATCGGCACCTTCGCGACCAGCACGTCCTTACCGTAGCGCCCGCGCAGGCTGTCCCGCACGCCCGCCTGCATCGCCAACTGCTTCTCCGTCACGGCGATGCGATTCCAGTCGCGCGTCCAATCCTGGCTCGCCCACCCCAGGTCCGACTTCAACTGCTCGACCGACTCGCGGCGCTCGATGTTCTCCGCCGCCTTCTCCTGGATGGTCGTCTGGAGCTTGGCGCGCAATGCGGCGTCCGCCTCGATCAACAGCTGGCCCGTCTGCTGGTCCACCTTGTTGCCCAGGCCCACCACGTACTGGGCCGCCTCGTGTTGCGCCATCGCGACCGCCCGCCGCTCGATCTCGCTCAGCGGCACCGGGTGCTTGCGCACGTACTGGCGGAACTGCTCGGCCGATAAATGCGCCACCTTCGGGTCATCCATGAGCGCGAGCAGCTGGCCGTACACGTACGCGTCCTCGATCGACTTGATCTTCACGTCCACCAGTCCCTTGGCCTTCAACCCTTCCAGAATCTGGGGCGCCACCGCCTCGACGGCGATGTGGTTGACGATGAACGCGTGATGGTGGTCGCGGATGATCTGCTGGATCTCGAACAGCTGGTCGTCGGTGAGCAACATCGGCTCAGCCCTCCCGGTCGCGCGCCAGGTCGATCAGCTCATTGACCGACCGGCCGTACAGCGGGCCCCCCGCCTCAAAGTCGGACTCCACGTACCCCTTGCGCACGAGCGCCGACTTCACCCGCCGGTAGGCCACGGCGTCCCGGTCGCGCACCGCGTTCACCGCCTCGGCCAACCCCTTCTCCACCGGCTGGCCCTCGGGCGGGCTCGCCCGACGCACGTACCGCTTGCCCCGGTCGCCCGGGTACGGCTGGGCGTGGCTCGTCTGGCCGGTCAGGATGGTCTCGGGGATGCCGGCCGGGAACGCCTCGCACGTCAGGTGCCGCCAGTAGCGCGTGCACGATGGGCACTGCTGCGTCCTCACTGGCCACCTCCCCATTTCCAACCGGTGCTCAGGGTAGACCACTCATGCTTGTCGATCCCCATCTCCTGGACCGCCGCGTTCACCCACTCGGGCACGGGCAGCCCATGCCGCCGCATCACCGCGATCTCCGCCCACGCCTCGTGCGGCGTGGTCGCCGCGTAGTCACTCACCTGGCTCATGAACTCGGCCTTCTTCTGCTTGTCCTTGAGCACGGGCACCACGTGCTTCTTCCACACCTCCCACGCCGTCGTGTCCCCGGCCTTCAGGTGGCGCAAGGCGAAGCCCTCGACGTGCCCCAACTCGTGGACCACCACGTCCATCAGGTTGTTGGACAACGAGAAGTGGCCGACCTCCAGCTTCGACTTCTCGCTCGCCTTGTGCTCCGACCACCACCCGGGCTGGACGATGATCGCGCTCGCCTTGTACGGCTTGCCCCCGATCGGGTGGGCGACCGCGACGGCGCTGCCGCCCAGCGGGCTCTGCTCGGTCAGGTCCATCCCGTGCTTGCCCGCCTTCGCCTCGGCCGCCAGGTCGGGATGGTCCTTCGCCCACTCATGTAGCTGGGCGGCCGTGCCGACGAACTTCACGTGGTCCAGAACGGCCGGGTGACTGCGCCGTAGCGCGTCCGTCACCGCCTGTGCGCTCGCCAGGTCCGGGAAATGAGCATCGATGCCCCTGCTCCCACACCAGGTATGCGCCTCGTCGACCGTCGCCGGGGGCGCCCACTCCTGGTACGCCGCGTACTTCGGAATCTCAGCCACCTGGGCGACGGGACCTACCGGGGCGAACGTCGGTGCGTGCGGCTCGACCAACGCGGGCTTGGGGGCCTCGGGCGGCTTGGGCGCCTTCGCCGGCTTCACCAACTCGGGCATCACCTGCTTCATCGCCTGGGCGAGCAGCTGCGCCGTCTGCTTGGTGATCGGCAGCAGCGCGTTCTGCTCCCCCGTCTGCACGTCCGCGGGCTGGCCCCCGACGGCCGACGCCAATCCCTGCAACACCTTCACATGCTTCAACGGCACCTTCACCATCAGCTGCTTCGGGTCCGTCTTGTGCGGCACGACCTTGATCGGGATGTGCTGGTCCGCGATGTGCTTCATCACCGGCACCACATGGGTGACCGGGCTCACCTGCTCGTCCACAGGTTTATCCACAGCCTGTGGATTGGCGCCCACGGTCACCGCCGCCTTGGGCACGGTCAGCATCGTGTACTTCTCGCCCTTCACCGCCGCGCCGCCCAGCTTCAGCTCGCCCTTCAACTTGTCCAGAAACTCAGCGTGCTCATGCGGGACCTTCACGACCGCCAGCTCGGGGTCGGTCTTGTGGGCGACGATCTTGCCACCCTTGGCCGCCACCTGGTGCGCCAGGTCGTGCGGCTTGACCTCGCCATACCGCTGGGCGTGCACGCGGTCCATGTCGGGCGACCAGCTGCGCGTGTGCGCCGGGTCAGCCCACTTGCCCCCGCGCGGGCCGATGTAGAGCGCCTTGTAGAGATCCTTCCCCGCCAGCCGTTTGATGTCCCCGATAACCCCCCTGAGGTCAGCCGACAGCTCCGTCATATCCTCGGGCGTGAACCGGCCCAGCATTATCCCGTGCTCATCCGCATATTCCACGCTGTTGCCGTAATCCCTAAGCGGATCGCTCCCTGATTTCTTGAACTCGGCCGCGGACCACTGGTCGAAAAACCGGGCAAACATTTCAGGCCGCTGGGTCAGATACTTATAATGCTGTAGTAACTTTTCCTTTTCATCCGGCATCTTATCCGCCAAATCGGAAAACTCCTTAAACCACAGCTGTGCCGATTGGGCCGCTTCCAATTTATTCGCGAAATACCAAAGGGGCGTGTGCTCAGTATTCGTCCCCATATCGCCCATGGTCTCAGCCTCTAAATTACCCAGGCAATGGTCCAAGAAATGGCCGTACTCGTGATATATTCCACCCCGCCCCTTACTACCTTTGATGCGGATGCAGTGCTTCCCCAGCACATAGGACGCCGACGCGCGGTCCGTCACGTTGTCGCACGCACCGGGGTCGACGACGACGCGTACGCGCGGCGCATCCCCCAGCAACTTACGCACGCCGTCATTGAACTTCTTCATCGTGCGGGCAACGCTGGCCTTCATGAAATCCGGTTCTTTTTTCCAGACCTCGTACGCAAAATCACCAGCGACGGCCACCTCGTGCGAATCCTCGCCTGTCAGTTTCTTGGCCACTGATTCCAATTCTTTCGCCGAGGATGATACTGGTGTCCCCCGTGGACCCACCACTCTAAATACCCCTCCCCCGGGCGCTACCTCTTCCATCGGCCAACCCGCATCGGTCAGCACCTTCGCCGCCGCATGCGCCCGCCCTACCCCCGCATCCTCGGTCTGGTGCTCGTGGTCCTCGTACATCAGGAACAACCCGCGGCGACCAGTATCGCCCGACAGCTTGAACCCGCTTTTCACATGCCCGTGCATCTTCGGGTGGTACTCAGAAGCGGTGAGCCCCGCCGCCCGCAGATCAGCCGATAACTTGCCCAACTGCTCGCGCACCCATTGGCTGCGCGTCCGCTTTGGCTTCTCCGCCGCGTCCCCCACCGGCTGCGCCCCCGACGTCTCGTCCTGATAGGTGTACCGGTAATCCCCCGGCCCGCCTTCACGCTTGATGTACTTATGGCCGGGGCGCTGCTCCCCTGCCTTCTCCAGGTCCTGACGCGCCCGATACGACTCCTCCAGCTCCGCCTCATCCACGTCCTCGGGCTCGCCCGGGTCCTTCTCGTCCCCGTCGGCCTCGGGCCGTGGGTCCCCCGTCTCCTCGTCGTACTCGGCGGCGAACTGCTTGTCCTCCGCCGACTGGTACTCCGCCGGCTCCTTGTCCCCCGGCGCGTCCGGCGCCGGCATGTTCTCGAACCCCTTGCGCATGCTCGACCGGGCGGGCGCCGAACGGTCCAGCACGTGCCCGACCTCGGCGAGCATCAGCTTGATTTGCTGGGCGTACGCGTCCTTCAGCTGTTTCTGGACGTCCCGGAGCGCCCGCCACTTCAGCTGCGGCTCCTTCTGGGGTAACGCCTTCTCCAACAGCTCCGCCAGCTCACCGTCGAACCGGCCGAACTCGTGGGCGAGCGCCTTGACCAGCTGGTCCCGGCGTGCCCAGTATTCGCGGACGTCCGCTTGGAACTCGAATCGCACGCGCGGACCTCCGTTAGACCGATAGTGGGTCACCCCAAACGACATACGCGACTTGCACGGGGTTGACGGCGCTCAGGTTCTCGACCGTCACCTGCGTGATCGTCGCCTCGACGAACAGCTTGGCCGGCTTGCCCGCCTCGGCCGGCTGGAGCACCAACGGGTCGGCCGAACCGTTCAGCCTCACCCGGCACGTCCGGTCGGCCTCCAGGTACAGCCCGCGCACGTCCTGCACATCCCCCAGGCTCAGCACCTGGGTGGACACGACGGCCACCTCGTCCAGCCCACCGACACACCGCTGGAACTGGTCGGTCACGACCTCGCTGAGCGCCGGGTCGGCCAGCCACAGCTGCTGCTTCTGCGCGACGTCCCGGCTGAGCTGCGCGTACACCCGGTGGACCACCCGCATGATTGTCTCCTACAACTCGATCTTGAAGGAAAGATTGCCCCGTGGACGGGCCCGTGCGTCCACAGACGCCTCCATGGTCTCGTCCCCGGCCTCACCCCCACCCTCGGCCCCCGCCTCCCCCCCGTTCGCCCCGCCTGGGCCATTCTGGTCACCCTGCTGGCCAAGCATGCTCGCGAAGTCCGGGGCGTTCGACTGGGGCTCGCCCCACTGGTTGTCCCCCTGCTGCGGCAGCGGCTGACCGTCCGGCCCCAACTGCGGCTGCTGCGCCTGCTGTTGCTGCTGCATCTCCGACTGCTTGGCCTGCCAGTACACGGGGTCGAGCACGATCTCGTTCGCCACACCCGGCAGCGGCGGCAAATCGTCCTCGGCGCGCAGCTCGTTGACCGTGCGCGTCGTCTTCACCAGCTTCTGATGCCGGTCCGCCAGCTGGTCCTTCGTCTCCTGGTCCAGCCCCTGGAACTTGAACTCGAACGACTCGTTGATCGGCCACACGATGTACTGGTTGATCGAGCGCTCGATGAACCGCAAGAGCGGCTTCAACCCGCGGTCCTTCGACTCGATGATCTTGTCCTTGTTGGACGCCTCTTGCATGGCCGACCGCTGGCCGGTCGCCCCGTACTTGAAGTTGACCTCCACCGGGTCGATCAGGTACATGGAGCACGCGACCTTGATCAGGAAGTCCATCCAGCTGTTGTACTCCATGTCCCGGTTGCTCGCGTGCATCGGCAGCCACTGCACGTCGTCCGCGTTCAGGATGGGCGTGCGCCACGCGTTCTCGACGCCGCTCAGCATCGAGTACCAGTGCCGGCGAAACGCCTTCATCTGCTTCTCCGGGATCGCGCCCTTGAAATTGATCAGCCCCTTCTGGACGGACCCCTGGGCGAACGCGTTGCGGTTGTAATCCCACGCCCAGAGCATGGCCGTCACGGTCGTGACCAGCATCTCCAGCTCGCTGCACCCGTACCCGTAAGTCCGGATGTCCGACCGCGGGTTGCGCACGGCGAAGCACATTTCTTCCTGGTTGTACTCCGCGATCACCGCCCCGTCGTACACCTGGACGTACCGCACGGCCTTCGCCTGCGACTCCTCGCGGTACTGGGCGCTGCTGTCCGCCAGGCGCATGGTCGTGCCGTCCACCGCGTACCAGGCGGCCGGCTGCTTCTTCCGGTTGGGCACGACCTCGAAGCACATCTGGTCGAAGACCAGGCTGTCGAACGCGATCTTGCGCAGGAAGACCTCGAAGTTGTCCCGCCCCCGCGGCTGGTCCGTCACGCCCGTGCGCAGCAGCAGCCCCGTCATCTGCTCCGTCCACTGCTTGTCCGCTGGAGTCGGCTCGGCCTCGATGTCCCGCAGCTTCACCTTGAACCCGTTCTCGTACCGGTCCTTCACCGGCTGGCAGAACGCGGCCACCTGGTTCACGCGTGTCTGGACAACTGCCTGCACGATGGGCATG